CAAAAAATTTAAAAAAAGAAGTAGAAACTGGTAAGAATGGTACACAAAAATATGTTATCAAGCAAGGTGAAAACAAAGGTAAAACAGTATGACAGAGTTAGTGGTAGCTTTACTTATGATTGTACAGGGAGAGATTAAGGAAGCACGTATACAAGAGACTATGTCCGAGTGTTTAAAAGGCAAGCGTATTGCCAAACGTCAATTAAAACCTGAAGGACATGTCAAGTATCAATGCATAAAATCTAATGCAGAATTAGAACAAAATATAGATGGATCTTTGTCAATAAAAAAGTTAATATTAGAGTAATGGTAAAAATACAGGCAGAAGTAGTAAATGGTAAATGTCCAACATGTAGTGAGTTTACTATGTTAGTCGGACTATCAAATGAATTATATAGATGCATGAACTGTGGCGCAGATTTAGAACAACATGTTAATGGTAAGATAAGTTATCTACCACACATAACAAAAGTAGAAGGTGCAGATGCTTTTGTAAAAGAATGGAAAAATGGCTAGACAAAGTTTTAAATTCTTCACCCCTCGTGATAAACCTAAAAAAAGAGGACCTAGAAAACATAAAAAAAGTTTAAATAAAAACGAGAAACGTCAAAAAAATACTAAACGTTACAAAGGCCAGGGTTGACAAACCTCCCAAAATATCCTAGACTTTAGTTATGAAAGAAAAAATAATAACAATAAAAGTAGAAGGTGCAGCACAAGGACAATGGTCTAGTCTGTTACTAGAGTTAAACTTAATGAAACGAGCATGGAAATCTTATGGTGTTGACATAGATATGAAGGCGCCTGGATTAAAAAATGTTTTGAATCACGGAACGAAAGTACATGATGGATCTAATAATATTAAACGACGGACTGTATCAGATAATACCAGTAACAGATAAACTGTTAGACGGTATAGAGTTAATAACTGAAGTTAGTTGTTTCGAGTTGTGTGACATACTTAGGTTAAAATTAACTGGCTATGTAGATACATTAAACCTACACATCATGAATGATGATAGTGGTAGTCTAATAGGTTGTATGTGTAGATAAAATTTAAAAGCTCAAGGGCGTCCAAATCTTGCCAATGGCATTTCCCTGTACGTTAGCGATGACCGAAAGGTAGCAACCTGGAGTTTGGCCGGCTGTGAGTACGTCGACGGAAAGCAGCTGGTTTTATATGAATACACCTACCCTAAAGAGGGAAAAAAGTAAGGGTAGGTAATGGTGAGAAATTATCTCGCTGTACCATTATTCTGCCACAATGTCAAATAGTCTTCTCTTCAGTGCAATAAAACTTAACAAACATATTGTATTTGTTAACTTCTTTAGGTCCTATCTCTTTCATTTTTTTCAAGGATTCTTCGTAACCAAACATCAAGCAATCATATTGTGTATTAAACGTGTCAGGCCATTCGTATGGCTCTAAACAAGTACCTGCAACTTGTGAACAAATAACTAAACTTAATAATATTTTCATTGACAATCCTATAATATCACCTATATATGAGTTATTAAAATGAAAGGAAACGCATGACAAACATGTTAAAATATAAAAATGTTTCTCTAACAAAAGAAACATACGCTACTTTAGAAAAGTTATCAAAGGTATTATTGCCCGATGCTAAATTGTCTGTAGCAAAGACCATTGAATCAATTGCAAATGAGAAAGCGAAGAAGTTAAATGGAAAAATTAAAAAAAGCTAAAGTTACAGTAACTGTCTGCCCGACTTGTAAGGGTAATGGATACTTAAAAGTAGCAACAGAAATGGGTGACACAATACACCAATGTTGGGATTGTGACTCGGAAGGGGAATTCTATGAAGTCGATGATATGGGTTGGGTTGATGATGGTACTTCTGACAGCGTGCACTAGTAAGTTTGATGGGTTTGATCCCACAACATCCACATTAAAATGGATACTAACACAGGATAAAAAAGATGGCGCACAGTAAACATATAAAAGGTGATAGAGCTGAACTGATTGCTGCAGAGTATTTTATTAAATTAGGGTACTCTGTGCACCGTAACATGTCACAACATGGACCAATTGATCTAGTATTAATTGATGAAGATGGTACGGGTGATGTAATATTGATCGATGTAAAAGCCATAAGTCTACGAACCAAAAACGGTTACAAAGTTAATAGAGCACAAACTAAAAAACAAAAAGAATTAGACGTACAATTAATTTTTGTAGATCTTGATACAAGAGAAGTATTAGATATAATGCCAAGTAAACGAGATAAACAAGTTAAAAAAACGGACATGACTAACGTTGTACCGTTTGAAAGGAAAAATGTTTGATAAATATATATACCAAAGCCTACATTTTATAATGAAATACGCAGGTATGTTGAATGCATGGGCTTGGCGTAAACATGCTAAGATACTTCGAGCCAAACAAAAGATAGCTATGGATAAGTTAACCATAGATCAAGAGAATCAAGCTTACTTGAAAGAGTTAAAGAATAAATTATGATGAACGACGAAGACATTGCTGAGTACCACAACATTGGTCGAAAGATCAAAAGAAACGAGAAGTATACCTATGTAGATGCTACACGTACCGAGGAACACGGAACAAGGCTCTATGATGTAAATGGTTCTAGACTTCCTAGTGTAACTACGATATTAGGGCGTACCAAAAATCAAGAATTTATAAAAAAGTGGAAGGCCAAAGTCGGTGAAGCAGAAGCAGAACGAATCAAAAATTTATCTAGTAGTAGGGGGACAGCTATGCACAAGTTCCTGGAACATTATATACTCGGAACTGGCTACGATGATCTTACAGAACTCGGACAGAAGGCGAAAACCATGGCCAAAAAAATTATTGATGTGGGTCTCACACCGATTGATGAATGGTACGGTTCGGAAGTTACGTTATATTACCCGGGCCTATACGCAGGTTCAACAGACCTTGTCTGTTTACATAACGGCCGTGAGACTGTTGTTGACTTCAAACAAAGTAATCGTCCGAAAAGGGAAGAATGGATCGAAGATTATTACTTGCAGATTGCAGCGTACGCCATGGCCCATGACTACGTCCACGAATCTAAAATTGAACAGGGAGTTATCATGGTATGCACGCCTGACCTATATTATCAAGAGTTCAAAGTCGAGGGACCTGAATTAAGACGTTATAAACATAAGTTTTTGAAGAGATTAGACATGTATTATGACCTAATGCATGATGAGAAAGAACGAACAACACCAATGAAAGCGGAGGATTTTAAGTGAGTAAAAAAGGTTGGTTAATTTTTAGAATTAAAAGTTTAATTTTAAAATGTAGATCAAAGGGTAAATTTTTATGCGCCATAAAACTAAGAGATAAACTAAAGGGGATATAATGAAGATACACGGCTACTACATCGATAAACACGGATCATGGATCTTGTATGAAACTAAAGATGGTAAGATAATAAAAAGGAGAATGAAATGAACGACATGTTGTTTAGAACGCTTCTAAAGAGATACGAAGCGACAATCGAAGACTCATTGTACAAGATACAGTCTTTCAATGAGAATAATATAATAATCCCGGAACACATAGATATTACTGGTGAAATTGACAAATTATTACTAATTATTGCCGAATCTGAGGACAAAGTGGCAGTAATGAGGAAATATTATGGCAAAAAAGAGGCAGAAAATACAGAGTATAAGATTCTGTGACAGAATTAAAAAAAATATTTTTTTCTCTCGGAAATAAAGTGTCCAAGTGTACTTTTGACTGTTTTACCGCATAAAATAAGGCTAAAAGTAGGACACTTTTTGGTACACTTTTTATTTTTGGTACACTTTAATATGTACCATCAAATTTCGGTTCACGCGCGCGAATGCATATTTTAAAAAAACAAATCTGTGATATAAACTTATATATGCCTAAAAAATCCAGAAGAATAAATAGCTACACCAAACCAAAGACTGTCAAACAAGATGTGCCGTTTCCATACAAACGTGTACGTATAGATTGGATTGACATCATTACTGAGGGCGGCTGGGGTACAGACAAAGAATTTAAGGATATGAAACTAGCTACACCTGTAAGTGAGGGTTGGTTGTTTAGTAAAGATAGTGAGACGGTAAGAATATTTGCAGGGTATGATGTAGAAGCAGATGGTTCTATTCACTTTTCTGAACGTTCGGTTTTTCCAACGTCGTGTGTGACGAAGATAACTCGGATTCATTAGGTGTCACATCAATTATTTGTGCGTAGTCGTCTAAAATTTGTTTCATCTTTGCTTCTAGTTCTTGTTCTGATAAGTCTTCTAGTTTCCCAGTTTTTATTATTTTTCTGTCTATGTATAGTCCTGCTGCCTTGCCTCGGTTTGCTTCAGCATTTACAGCAGAGGAAAAGGAACCTTTCTTCAAAGCAGCCTCACGTAGTCTAGCAAGTTCTGCAACATGACCTTCGTAAGTCACTTCATGTTTTCTAAGTCGTTCTTCTTTTAGTTCACCTATGTGTTTGACAACAAGCGGAGAATACTTTGGATTAGTTAGTTCCGATCCTTCACGCATAGCTCTGTCCTTGCTGTACCCAGCAGCGATAGCAGCTTCACGTTTAGTCATTGGCCCATCAGGTCCACCGAATACTAAAAACTCAGCGAATCTTTGTTGCATTTCTGTTAATCTTTTTGGTACTCCCATAGTTGACAATTTAAGGGAACTATCCTATAAAGTCAATAGATGAAAGATGATCGAGGAGACTTGGATTTAACTAAACAAATAGAAGATTTGCATTCAAGAATTGAAGGAATGAAGTTGTTAGTGGATTCACAAAAAAAAGATTTATGGGAGCAGCGGTTGTTGTCTTCAGAATTAGAGAAAGCAAATAATCTCTTGCAAGGTTATAAAAAAGTGATACAGGATTTATCTGACAAGTTGAAACGAGAAGATTCATGAGAGTACAAGACTTGCAACTATTCTTAAGTCAATTTACAAAAGGTTCCGACGCTGTAAAAAATGCTGTTATCTATGTAGAGATGGAAGGAAAGTTACATGCTATCCGACGAATGGAAGTGCACGAAAACGCAGTCCCAATCATAGGCCAGCCAGGTCATAGTGCACACAGATTAGTTTTAAAAACTGAAAAACCTTCTAAACTTATCTTGCCAGAAAAGCTTCAACGGGACTACTAACTTCCCTTGAAACCAGAACAAAAATTATATGCAAAAATTA